CCTGTATTGGCAAAAATAACTTTGGCTTGGCTTGGCAGTTGCCCCCCCCCAACTTGTAATACTTTATGCAACATATATGCACTTGTTCTGCCGCCAGAAAAGCTAATGCAAGTTGGCTCAATGATTTTGTATGGATTGCTCATGCCTCCCTCACCATAACTTCTACCTTGGCTATCTCGCCATAGACCTTGGTTGCGTGAATTGAAGTAATCTGGCTGTCGTTTAAAAATACGATTTTGTCCATGCCATCAACCACGCTTTTGACCACATTGTCTAAATCAGGCTTTTTGGTGTGTTTTTCAAGACCGCTTAAACAAGCCTCAGATCGTTTTTTTGAGTACGAGGTTGGAACTGCATAGGTCACATAGATAAACGCCTCCAATGCCCCTTCTAGGGCTTCTGAAGCACCCATTGCAGCCTTTGCCATCATCGCAACCTCGGATTCGTAGGTTTTTGTCTTTTCAGGGGTGTAGGTTTGAACAAAGTTACCTCGCTTGGCAAACCTTGGTCTTCCCTTGGCTACGGGGTCTCCGTAGACCGTGAACATTATTTGCATCATGTCAAAGTACCTTCCTTCATTTGGTTCAGATAAACCCTGATGCGCTCCTTTGCGCCTTTGCCGTAGATTTTCTCGGATTGCTCCAGCATGGCAGCAACAGTCTCTCGGTTTTTAAAACGCAAATAAGACTGGTAGATGCCTCTGGCCTCTGCTTGTTCGAGAATTGTTCTGTCGCTCATAAGTCCCCCGTTAGCTCTAGGGCTTGGTTTATCAAATGGAGGGGGACTGGCTGACCCTCCCGCACTTTGTCCAGCAGTTGATGGGCTTCAAAGTGGCTCATCATTTTCTCCATGCAACGCTTCTTTTATTATTCTTTTTTCAAAATTAAAAATTGTTTCAAATTGATGGATAGAAAGCCAAATAACTATTTCATCTCCAGTTTGGTTTTTTTGGTTTATGCTAATAAATCCATCTCCGTGACCAACAACTTCTGTTTCAAATTCTTTAGGAAGAAAAATTGACATTTTTTACTTTCTTAGTTCAGCAAGTCTTGCCCGAATATGCTCTGGCATAGGCACAGCTCGTTTTGAGTCAGATTCAATCTTCGCCAAGGCAGGGTCAACCAAGGGTCTAGGCTTAATTTCAGGAATGTCAGCGCCATCCCATCGTTGTTGGTTTAAGTAAACCTTCGGCGCTGGAATAAAAGCACCACCATCACGCAACCATTGCCCCGTAGTTGCCATCCAATTTAGATGCTTAACAATGATCTCCTTCTGCGTGAAATAGTAGCTTTCAACCCACTTTTTCTTGCAAGCAGATTTCTCGCCCTTTCTAAAGCACTTCGGGTAAGCACTCCAGAATTCCTCAAACCCCTCGTCCGTCTTCTTTGGTTGCTCTGGGTATCCAAATAAGTCCATTCGATTCTCCATTTAATTTATACCGTCTTCCTTAACTTCCCTTTGGTGAGTGTTTGAGCAAAGCAAAGCCTTACCGTACTGAAACAGCAATCGCTCTGCTTGTGGATAACTTCCCTTCGGAGCCGTGTCATCGCATCGCATCGAACAGACTTCTTGAGCTTGCACCCAAACCACTCGGCTCTATTCTTAGCCCACCGCCCCTGCTGTAGTTCGCTCGTGTAACAGGGTATCCCAAATGCAACCACCGACGTACCGCATTGCATAGCCACCAAACGCAAAAAACCCCATAAATCACTCTGTGGTCTTGGCTCTTGGCGAGAGCAACAACGGACGATTGAACGGAATCAAAAGTTCGCCTGTTGTCAGGCAAGACCACACAGAAATCTATGGGGTTCTTTATTCCGTTCATCGCCTGATGCCACTCAGACGATTTGATTATAAACATATTTTTTTAGACCTTGCAATCTTTTTCTTTAATAAACCACTTTTTACGCAAAATCTTAAGCTGGAGCAGCCGCAACTCTGGCAGCTTTTTCCATTGGTAAATTGCTGGCCTAGTGATGCCAAGCAAGTCAGCCAGAGCCTGAACAGTCCCCGCCAGTTTGATTGCTTCGTCTTTTGTCATGCGTAAAGTATAACCTAGCTTATTTATTAAGTCTAGTTGCAAATAAGCAACAATTAGGGTTTGTCCCTACAAAATAGTTGAAATAAGTCTTGCATTGGATATAAGCTAGCTTATAATTACATCAACCCGCAACACTTTGTAAACGGGCCACTAAGGAAATGAAATGAAATTGATCTCTAAACAAAACGGTTACGAAATCTGGGCACAGTTTGATCAAACCGCACAAGTCTATGAATTGTTTTTTGACAATAAAGGTGAAAGCTACACAGGCTGGTATGTTGATTCACTCAAAGATGCAGCAGCCGCAGTAAAACACATTCTTGCTGACCAAACAACTTAACTAAATGGGGGGCTTCGGCCCCCAAAGGAAATGAAATGACACACACTCCCGCACCTTGGCATATCTCTGAAGCCCGTTCTACCAAAGTAGATTTAATTGACAACTCACAAAACCACGCTGTCGGTGAAATCGTCTGGGCCGATGTCCGAAACCCTGCTGACGCAAAGCTGATAGCCGCAGCTCCAGATTTGTTGGAGGCTTGCAGAGAGGCTTTATCTTTGTTTGACAATTACCCAGAGACTTGGGAATGTGTCGGCACATACCAAGTTTTAATGAACGCAATCAAAAAGGCCACCTAATGAAAAACATCACCGAACAAGTTGAAGCAGCTCTGGACTTCCTCACCGCTTTAATCATTGGAGTTGGCCTTGCAGCCCTTTTAGCAGCATGGTGGTCAACATGAACACGCATCTCCTCACCCATGTGCGTCAGCTCTTTGCGAGTTATGACGCACCGCCTTTGGTCATTCGTTCATACCAGCGCCAATGGATTCGCTGCGTCCGAAATCTCGGCAATAAATGGCTTCTCGCAACCCCAGTTCAAAGGATTACAGAATGAAAAATATAGCCTCTGCATTGGTCAAAGCTCAAAAGGCTTTTGGCCCTGCTTTAAAGACCTCCACAAACCCGCATTTCAAAAGTCGCTATGCTGACCTTGCCGCTTGTGTAGAGGCGGTTGTAGACGCTTTAAACGACCACGGAATAGCTCTTATCCAAAAGCTCTACGAACACGCTGATGGGGTGATGGTGGAGACAATCTTCTTGCACGAGTCTGGTGAGACTTATGAGTGTGGAATAATCTTTGTGCCAGCAACCAAGCAAGACCCGCAGGGTTACGGTAGCGCTTTGACGTACGCCAGAAGATACAGCTTAATGGCAGCTTGCGGCATAGCGCCCGAGGACGATGACGGAAACTTGGCTTCCAAGAAGTCAAAGGTTGATTTAAACGCCCTTGCTGACCACTTGATTAACATTGAGGGTTGCACGACCAACGAGGAATTAAAATCCGCTTACATGACCGCTTACGCCGCCTGCAATGGGGATAGCGTTTGGCAGAAAAAAATCATTGCAGCCAAAGATAAAGCAAAGGCTCAGATATGACTAAAGAAGAACTACTCGATCAATTCGCATTTGAGGCCATGAAAATTGGCATTGAAAAGAACTCAACTGCTATTGCCCGTGAAGCGTACAACATAGCCGAGGAAATGTTAGAACGAAGACAATCCATTCTTAAAAAATGGGCTTTAAGTGAAGCAATAGTTGACCAAGGAATTGATAAACTTGGGTTAACCGTTAGGTCTGAGCGATGCCTAAAAGCAGAAGAAATCTACACCATTGACCAGCTACGAAACTGCACATTTAACCAACTTTTAAAAACACCTAATCTTGGGCGTAAAAGTATCAATGAAATCATATTTCAAATGAACGCTTTTGGGTTTAAATTAAAAGGAGAGCTGTAATGGAGCAAGGAACACCAGAATGGCAAAGCGCCAGATGTGGAAAAGTGACCGCCTCACGGGTAGCTGATGTAATAGCAACCACCAAGTCAGGATATTCAGCAAGCAGGGACAATTACATGGCGCAGCTCATCTGCGAAAAACTGACAGGCCAGCAAGCCGAGTCCTTCACAAATGCTGCGATGACATGGGGAACAGACAACGAACCTCTGGCACGAGCCGCATACGAGGCCAAGACCGATTGTTTGGTTGACGAGGTAGGGTTTATTGTCCACCCGACAATAGAGGCTTCTGGGGCCAGTCCTGACGGCTTGGTGGGGCTTTTCGGGATGCTTGAGATTAAATGCCCAAACACATCGACCCACCTTGATACTTTGATAAGCCAAACTGTCCCAACCAAATACATCACGCAGATGCAGTGGCAGATGTTGTGTACACAAAGGCAGTGGTGTGATTTCGTGAGCTTTGACCCACGATGCCCAGACTGGCTTCAGATTTTTGTTAAACGGGTAGAGTTTGACAAAGAGTACGGGGAAACCCTAGAGAGGGAAGTCGTTAAATTCCTCACGGAGTTAGACGGCAAAATTTTAAAACTTAATGCAATGAAAGACCAAAATGGAGTATGACAATACCAACCGAGGCTCGCTATTTAAGAACGACCGCAAAGAAACAGACAAACACCCAAACTACAAAGGCTCTCTCAATGTCGCAGGGACTGATTACTGGATAAGCGCATGGATTAAAAAGTCCAAGGAAGGCTCAACCTTCATGTCTTTGTCCGTAGAGGAAAAGGGCAAGGACAACCGCAAAAAAGTAGTCGAGATTGACGATTCTGAAATACCC